TTGAACAGCCCTTTGAATTTAAGACCACCGGTTTCAGCAGCAATTAAGTTTTCTAACCTTGCAACCTCTTCATCTGTATAATCTCTATTGTCCTTATCTGCTGATTCAAGTTCCGTCGTGACAGAGGTAAGTTCTTCAGAAAGTTCGGTAACTTGTTGATCTACTTTTTCTTCAAGTCTTTCAATCTCTTCAATTGTATAATCTCTATTATCCTTATCTGCTCCTTTAAGTTCAGTTGTTATACTGATTAATTCTCCGGCTAGTGCATTATCTTGTGTATCAATATAGTGTGTGAGTTCCTCTGTAATTCTTTCGTCTTCACTAGCTCTTAATATAGCTTCTGCTTCTATCTTACTATTGACAATCGTATCTTTTCTATCGACATAGTCAATAAGATTATCTGTTACATCAGTTGCTGTGTCGTCAATTAAAGTTTCTAGTCTTACAATCTCACTATCAGTGTGTTCTGTAAGTTCCTTAACTGATGTTCTTAGCGCAGCAGTTTCATCACGTCTATCAATAATTTCTTGCAGTAGTCTTGTTGAAATTGCAGTATCTTGTTCATCTACGTATGTTGTAACTTCTGTCTGAACTCTTGCATCTTCTAAAATTCTGAATGACTTTTCCTCTTCAATTTTTTTATTAAGGCTTGCGTCTTTTGTATCAATATAGTTTGTTAGATGTGTAACTTCGGTGTCAATCTTAGCGTCAAGTCTCTTAACTTCTGCTCTTGTATAAAGTCTGAGTTCGTTGACTTCATCACGTCTATCATTGATTTCAGTGATTAATCGTTGTGAAATCTTTACATCTTGTATATCAACATATTTGTTGAGAGCTTCAAGATCTTCACGGATACTTAGATCTTCACCAATTCTAGCTTGTCTTTCGGTTTCTAATGAGTTTAGTAAATTCTGATCACCTTCAATTCTGAATATTTTTTCGTTCTCTAAACTTGTTGATAAGTTTTGATCTGCTTGCTCTAAAGCATCAACATTACGCTCTCTTTCATCAATCTCCCCTTTGATTAGATTATCTAAGAAATTGAAATTAAACTGAACTGTTTCACGAATCTGTTGATCATTTACATCAATATACTCAGTGAGTTTCTCTACTTCTGAGTCTACAAGTTCTCTTAATACATCTTCTGTTGTATTAATCTTGGACTCTAGTAAATTGAAACTAATTTGATCAGCTTGTCTTAATTCAGTTACTCTAATATTAATGAGAGATGTATATTCGTCTTTTGTTAGTGCATAATAAAGCTTATCTTTATCATCAACATATTCATGTGTAACACGTTTTTCTGGATACCAGTTCTCTCCCGTCTTGACAAGCACATCCCCGTCATTACCGAGTTCTGGTTGATTAACATCAAGTAAATCAGTGAGAGTCTTTGGAATAAAAGGTTTATTTTTAATAAAGTCTACTGCCAGACTATTCCTCTGAGCAAAGTCTGCTTGCTTTTGTGGATCTACAGAACCACCACCAAGATTCCATTGTTGGTTTGTTGAATATACAATATATTGACCTTCAGAAACTTCATACTCTAGTAGCCCAGTCCAGGATGAATTAGGAATGACAGTAATTCCATCCTCTCTATGTTGAATGAACATGTCACCAGGACTTGCTGCTGGCGCATCTTCAGTGAGAGTATCAGCAAATCCTTGGAATCTAATAACTTCAGGAATATCAACTATATTTCTTGCTACCCACTTGTCCCCTCTCTTGACAAGTAATTGATTCTCAGAAGCATCTTCAATATCTAAATCAAATAGTTCGCCAAGATAGTTTGGTACATACGGCTTATTACGAATGAAGGTAGGTGCAGTAGGTGCCTTTTCTGTCCAATCAGACTGAACTAAAGACTGCTCATGGATCTTTACAAGATTATTAACAACAATGGTGTTGAAATCTAACTGAGTTACAGCATCTTGAATACTGACATCAATATCTCTTAATTTCTCAACAAGATCAACGGCCCGACGTAGCTGCACATTAGAAGTGTCAACCTGACTAACTAGATCACCTAACCTTACTTTAGTAGTTTTGTATTCTTGATTAGTTAGTTCAGTGACAATAAGATAATCATTATCACGCAAACCAGTGCTGTCATCTAACTCTTCAACCTGAATAAGATTATAGTCTGCCAAAGTCTTAGCCTTAATTTCTTTTATTTATTGAAAGATACTATATATCAACGATTTCTAATTCAGTTGAAGTCGTGTAAGTGTTCCTAATGTCAATGAAGTCATGAACTGTTAAATCCCCAAATCTAATGAATCCTGTTGGGTGTACTATATCCTGTACTAAGGTATCATATTCAGTTTGTTGTAGATCTGAAGAAATCACATACGAGAACCATTGATATCTGTAGGAGTCTTGAATGACAGGGTATAGTTCACTAGTCTTAGATGTATCATCAATAAATTTACCATCTGGGAGAGATGTTCCGTTAATACGTAAGATTGAGTGTTGATCACCTTCTGTGATGATCTGTGCTTTGGTGTCACCAGTCGAAAATAGATACTCACCATTCTGGATATTACCAGTAACGTCAATCAAGGTAACAATCTGTCTATCAGCATCATATTCTTTAACTCTTGCTGTCGAAGTCATTAATTTAGGTGATCCAGTAAAGACTTCCTCGCCTTTAATGAATTCATCTCCATTGTCAAACTTAACAACACATCTGACATCTGTGATGACTTCTGGTCTGTTGCCACCTTCAATTGTTAGATCTCTTCCTGGATTAACAACTGCCATCGACTGAATTCTACCAATATCGTTGGTAGTGCAAATAAACTTACCTTCTGGTTGAACCAGATAGACAATGGGTTCTATGTAATCAATACCAACACTATCATCAACAATATCAACTGAAGTGACTACACCATTAACTACGGTGGCGTTTGCAATAGCACCATTACCATTACCAGTGAAGTCCTCAATTACAACTTGCACATCTTCGTTATATCTAAATCCACCATCTTCTACTATAAATCCAGTGATTGTAGTTCCTGTAAGGATTGGTTTCACAATAGCACGATCAATAAATTCATTATAAGAACCCAAGATCTTTGGTAAGTATGAATATCCATATCCACCAGATGTCAGATTAATATCACTGATCACACCAGTGGTATTAGTTGATTTGGTCGTATAACGGAGATTTGTATCACTTTCATACTCTTTATCAACATAGATAAAGAATTTATAAATTGATAACCTATTGACTGTATACACACCATCCAATCCAACATCAGAGCCATAGATTGTTATTTCATCACCACCAAGTAAACCATGGGGTTCATTTGTAGTAATCGTGTACATATACCGATCTTTAATTTCAACTTCAGTTCCATCTAAGATTTCTCTGGATTCTTCAGCTCTGGCAACTAATACTGACTCATTTGTGTAAACCTCAAGCACAGTGACGACTTCGTTAGGTATAAATTCACCATCTGGTGATCCATTCTTAATAATCAACTCCAACCCAGGTTCAATGAACCTATTGTCTTCTAAGAACAGAATTTTCTCGTTTTTGCCAATATTGAGGTTTTCAACACCACCAATTTCTAATAATCTACGCTTGGAGTCTCTCATTCTATCCCCTACTTCAGGAATAGTGTCACTTATTGTAAATACGTCTAATAAGTTCTTTTCTGTGTTATAACTAACACATCTGACCTTAGATGTGTTGTCTACACTGAATGTGTCATACAAAGAGTCTTTGTTGAAAGTGAAGATCTCATTATTGACTCCGAGGTCTAATCTATTGTTATGTGATACTACAGTTGTGGTAATCTTGTCCCATTCTGTTTGAATGATTTCTTTACCTTTAATTTCTGACACTAAAGCTTGTGCACCTGATCCTGAAGTTCCAGTATTATCAAAGTACAAATAATCTCCCACTCTACGATCTGGGACATTACCGTCTTGAATGACGACACTCTCAACACTTCCTTCCGTTACATTAGAAATACGTAGTTCATATGTCTCATCTGTAGTGTTCATAGTCAAGTTTCTCAATCTTTCGACATTCTGAAAGTCAAATACTAATGGCGTATCGTCATACATTACAGAGCTGTAAACCACAGATCGTGGCAAGGGTGTCAACGTTCTTTTTGTGATTGCTTGGATGTTTTGTGAAATTGGACGACTATTGAATGTCTTGCCCATAATATATGGGAACTCTGGGGTTTCATTGTCCTCTTCTACAGTTATGAAGTAACAATAGACACCATCAGGGTATAAGTCCTTTGGAAACTCTGGCGTATTGCAAGTTCTTCCATTATTTTCGTCTAGAACCCAAATAGGTGGTTTAACTTCAACACCTGAGTTTTCAATTTCAATTAGTTCTTCTAATTCTGTGGTTGTGAATTCTGGGATCTCTGAGGCCAAATAATCACCACCTCTCTCTTCACCACCTTCTTCTGCAACTGTAAATGGCTCATAAGCATAGTCTTGTATGAAATATCCCATAGGATAGTCAGCGACCGATGGAGGATCACTTGCAATTGTGTCGCTTCCACCAGGAACGATAATTGAACGTCCTTGGCGTAAGACATAACCACTTCTCATTTGGCGTACACCATTTCTATCGTCTACACCGTTCCAATATCCGAATGGACCATAAATCGGGTTTCCGTCGAATGCCCAACCTAGAATTGGAGAGTGAGCTTCTCCAGTGTCATTCTTTTCCTCTCTTAGTTCTTTTGGAGATACTGTATAACCAAATGTGGTCTTAGATGCTGGTGTTATGTCTCCATTGAAACCAGGACTCTCATACAAGAATCCATTACCTTTATCAAACGTCCATACGTCTCCGTATTGACCACAATTGAACTTATCGACTTCTACAGGTCTATTGACTTCATAATATTGGGTTGTGGCTTTGACTTGAGCACCAGATCCAATTGAATAGAACTCAAATACAGTAGCTTTGTCATCATAGTCAATTCCTGGATTTACAACACTGACTGAAGTAACCCTTCCATTGGCAACGTTCGCTTTCAGTAAAGCACCCTTTCCTTTGCCTGTTCTATCTACAGCTACTACAGTAGGTTCATCTATGTAATATTCGCCAGAGTCAACTAAGTATACTCTTAGAATTCTTCCAAATCTGTCGTATTCGGCACGTGCTTTGGCACCCTGACCAGATGTAATCTTTACGGGAGGATTATATGTGTAATTTGGAGTAGAAATCCTATTAATTTCAAGAATACTACCATCTACTTCACTAACAACAGCTTCAGCTACACCATCTTCTCCATCAACCAATACTGTAGGATTCTTATAGCCAGATCCTCTTTCAACAATCTTATATGTGCCAACTGTTCCTTGAATGAGTCTTTTCGGTGATACATTACTGAAAGCACGCACACCATCAACAAAAACACCAATAGTGTCAGTCCCTTTGTAAGTAATAGCATCTAGATTGTCTTGTAAAAGATGCCTTCTTGGAATTACAGCAAAAACACTATCATCTTTCATTTCAGGTCCAATTTTGCACTCTATTGGACATCCCTCTTTGTTGAATGTGCCCATAGTGTATTTTGGAAATCCACTACTTGACACAAACACATAATCATTGTCAAAGTAAATACTATCTACACCATATGTTTTGTATGACAGATATGGCATCGTTCCGTTATCGATATCTCTTGCATCTTGTGAAGCAAGGACATCATCAACATTTTCTATGAATGTATACTCTAAATTTTGTGATATTGTAGTTGGATTAAATTTATAAGAGTCTTCAAACCCACTCATTGATATTACAGAAAGTCTTCCATATCCAATAGCTTCTATCGGTTTATCTAAACCTACTGTAGCATACACAGACTCATTTTTAATCGTACATAGAATCTGCTCTCTTGGATCCAATAACCCACTGTATCCATTAAGAACAACTTCTTGTTTGGAGTGAAGTAGACCACCATCCAAGATATCAACCTTCTCTACAATTCCTTTTGGCCAAGAACGACTAACATGTTAAACTCCTTCCTTATCGGCTGTTCTAATTTCAACATAGAAAGGTCCATAAACTCTTGTCCCTATCTGATGTGGAGCTTCAACACCGATATAACCTCTTGTGCAGTCTAAGAACTGATTAGGTGTTTTTCTATCATAGCAAATAGCTTCATTGTCAATAAAGATGACACCTTGATCTGGGAATCCTAGTGTTGACTCTACGGTGATAGTATATCTATCTCTACGATTTTCATTTGTAGCAATACCAAACAGATCTCTAGTGAGCTTAGTATTAGGATTAGATATTACATTGCCTTCGTATTCATCCTTATTGAGATATAATTCATACTGAGTTTCGTCTTCATACTGATACTCAGATGCATATTCAATAACACCTTCAGCAAATACTTCACTTCCATCATAGTCTGTGACATCGCCATACCTGTCAATGACTCTGGCTCTATATGACTTGAACTGAACAATAGATCCGATACTGTTTTCTGGGGTTGTGTAGTTTTCTTCTGGATCACAGAATACTTTAGGTACAGGAACAGTTCTCATGATGAGACTTTCGTTCCATGTTGATACAGATGGTTTAATCATTCTATCGCCAGGATAGAAGACATCAACATCATTCTCAGCAAAGAGGAACTTAAATAGTGCCTTGATTCCTAGCTTTGATCCTTTAGACCTAAAGAAATCCTTGATGTTTTCAAGAACTGTTGATCTATTGACCTCTGGAACGACTCTCTCAGAGTCAATACCAACTGTATATGTCTTATGAATGGTATCCAACATGGATACTAAGAACAATACAGAGAGATTGACTACTACAGAACCAGCATAGTGTTTAGCTGGTTTGGAGTACAAGTATTGACCAGAATCTCTGAAAGTAGGAAGAATTGTGGTTGCAGATGCTCCCCTTTCTAGCCCAATGAGTTTATTACCCTCTCTTCTTCTGTATAGAATAACTTCATCATCAATGAGGATTACCCCATTTGTCTCTGGAAATCCGTAGCCATCGACGAGTTCAATTTCGTCAGTTTCATCTTCTGAAAGGATGAGACTGTCATCTTCAGGCATAATACCAGCAAGGATATACTTAGCGAGCCCTTGTGGTTCTACAGCGAGGATTGGTGTTGAATCGGAGGTTAGTAGTGGAGCAATATAGTCCTCAGAACCTCCAATAAACCCATTGACCTTGAGAAAATTGTATTGGATAATTTCTTTTGAATAAGTATCAAAATCACGATACTTCAATAAATTTTGGAGTATATCTTGCCCAAATCCGAGTCTCTCCTCAGACTCGGCAGACTTCTCCATAAAATTGATGAAGTTCTTATGATTTTCACTACGATATCTTGTCCTTAATACTTGTGTTCCCTCAAGAAGTGTTGAAACCCCCTCAGCAATCACATTATCAGGACTACGAATCCAATCAGGCAGTGTAGTATCAACTACAGATGATGGGGTGACTAATTTATGATTATCCATCTCAGCTTCCTGCTATTTGAGTGTCAATAATAGATCTGATGTTTGACTTGGAAACATCTACTTGTAAGAATAGAGATTCTTTAGCAATAATGTCATCATTTTGTGGAATACACCTGATTTCAATGACATTAGATATGACTTCAGTTGATACGAACTTTATACCTCTCTTATAATTAAATCCAAGTTCAATCTCACCTGTCTCGTGATAAACAGTTCCAAATGGAGTAATATTCTTCTCTTCAAATGGAACATTAACTACTTTTAAGACATTTGAACTTGTCTCAAAGAAATTAACCTTTACTTTTTCATTAAACTCATTAATGTAAAAGCAATAAATGTCTGAAATGATTTGTGGGTCTTCAACACTATACTCTCTTAATGTCTCGTAGTCATTTTCAAAGTAAAACACTCTCTCATCAATTTGATTATCAACTTCAAGTCTAAATCCAGTTGAATAGACAGTGGGTTTATCTTTATTTTGTTGAACGGGTTGTTCTAGACATACCTCATATGTTGCATCAGTGTTTTGAACAATCTTGAGGTCTTTCCTCATAATTAGTGAGGTATTGTTCCTGGTGATTGATTTATCAGCGTCATCAATAACACATAAGATCTTAGAATAACTCAAAGCACCACCAAATTTAGGGATGACTGTAGATATCACATAATTATTAAGTGCATCATTTACAGTAGCAGTAATTGATGCCTGATCCTTGACAGTTTTCTTTTCGTCAAAATAAACAAGAGAATCAACTTCAACATTAAGAATTTCTGGATCGTTAATTACAATATCAATAGAAGCAATACGATATGGATCTAAAGATCTCTTAATATAGTTCTTTGTGATATTAGATAAAGAATCTGAGTTTGATGGTTTGATTGTAATATAAACTCTTCCATATTCTGCTGGTGTTAAAGTTTCTCCACCAACAACATATACATCATCAATGGCACTGAATACTTTTCTTACTAAAACATCAAAATCTTGTGTTGTTACACATCTATTCTGAGCAGCATACTCTCTTGGTGCTCTAAACTTGATTGAACTAACTTCTTCTGGAAAAGATCCACCTTCACTTTTAGATACAGATAAGACCTCTACTGGACTGATTACTCTTGTTCCAAAAGAATCAAATATTGTTCCTACAAAGTTAAAACTAGAGTTAAACTGGATACCATTACCTTCTGGTCCGTTCGTAACAACAGACGACACAAAGATCTTTGCAGAATCAACTAGTTCCTTACCAAACAACCCATCGCCAAATGTAAGTTCATAGAATCCTCTATCAATCTCATTGATCCAGTAAATTCTACTTTCTTTGGTTGTTTCAACTAAATTATCAGCTGGTTTGTAATAAAAAGTTTCCTCAGATGAGACATCTTCTGTAACTTCTACTTGTAATGTAGTAACATCTGTGTTTGGATTTTGTAAAATAAATCTTTGGTTATAATCGGACTTATCAACAACAAAAAGAGTTCTAACCATAGAACCTTCATAGATTTCTATATTTCTAAATTTAGCAAGACCAGAATTATCTACACCAGCGACTTGAGGTTGGAGTACATTGAATGTAAAGTTAGACTTACCCCCGTTTGTACTGAATACCATACCAGAAGGTATCTGGAGGGTTTCTGGTAGTCCTGATGGATAATCTGTAGGGTCTAGTTGAATATCAAAATCAATAATAGATACAGCAGATCTGGCAGATCCAGGTACATAACCAATTTGTCTAGCATTAGCAACTACATTCTTACGAATCGTACTGGTATAAAGGAAAGACTCATTGGCAACTAAATTAGCAGAATATGAATTTAACTGTGCTTGATATGCGAGTAAATTAAGAATTATACTAAGATTTGACCCACCGAAGTCGTAGTCGGTGAACTGGTTGGTACTACGAAGGTAGCCAATTAAATTATCTTTAATTTCCTGAAAGTCTACTTCAGTTAAATTTATTGGCCCCGCCATATTAATCTGACTTTATTTGTATTTATCGGGTCGGACGTAAGATCTCTTGAATGATGAATACCTCATCATATCCTACGATATTATATTTGATATAACAGAAAAATGCATTTTCGTCTGGTCTTGGTTCTACAATTAATCTTTGTATCTCAACTCTTGGTTCATTGAAATTAATGGAACGACGAACTTCATCTTCTACTTGACCAGCTGTAATTTCATCACACATTTCAAATAATAACTCAGGAATAGTAGAACCAAAATCTCTTTGAAAAGGAACTTCGTTAATTGATATTAAAATACAATTTTTAACAGCATTATTGATTGCTCTTTCATCACGTAAGATGGTCAAGTCACCAGTGATAGGGTTAGGTGTAAATGTCAGGGAAATATCACGAAACTCTTTCTGTTCTCTCCTAAGTTCTATTGCCATTAAAAAAAGGGAGCTGATTGACTCCCTTTATTTATTAGTCTTCGTCCTGAATTAAATTAGGATACTGTTGCTTGAGTTTGCGTCTCTTATGTTCTTCAAGGTAACGATCAGACTCAGGATCTGTAATTAGAACACGAGTTCCGTAATCTTTCTCCATAATTTCTTGAATGAAATCTGGTTGTGACATTAGCTTACATTCCTGTTACAAGTGGTGTGACCATGTTTCTTCCTATAAGCAATGGCTTGGCGGGTAACGCCAAACATTTCAGACAATTCTTTATTAGATTTACTACTATTTAGAATAAATGTTACTTGCTCATTTGTCAATTTTGTAGGGACATTTGCTCTTCCTCTTGACATTCTATCTTGCATATTAGAAGATTGATTGCCAAGGTACAAATGATGAGGATTGAAGCATTTAGGGTTATCACAATAATGATTTACTTGCATACCTGCTGGAATAGGTTCTGCATGATGTGCTTCATAAGATAGCCGATGTAACATTATTCTAGATTTATCATCTAATCTAATCCTTACATGTCCACCAGAACCGGTATCTTTGAACGTAGTTTCCCAGCACTCATCGTCACTATCCCCAGTAGAATTTAGCCAAATTCGTTCTAATACATTCTTAGAACGAATTTGACCAGATTCATCACGACCGTAATGAATCATCCTCTGCCCTGTCCCCGATATTTTTTCTTCCGTGAAGAATTACTCTTCTTGGAATATTTAGTATTCTTAGAGCAACCTTGATAAGTGTTCTTTTCGTGGGGAACGATTTCTAGTTTGCCTTTTGCGTTGTAGAAAACAGCCATTATTTAAGATTCAGTGGTTTCAGTAGTAGTGGTTTTCTTTGCACGGGTAGTGGGCTTCTTGAACTCACTGCCGGTTGATTTGAGGGTTAGATTTTCAATCTTACCTTCTAGTTTAGTAATCGTTTCTTTTAGAGCAACGATTTCTTGAGCTTGGTTCTTGATTTGGGATTCAGCTCCAACAACACGTTGAGCAATAGCCATAACTCGGTCAATTACATTGTCAAGTGGTTCTTTACGACCCACTGAACTAGCAATAGTGCCTGATTGGTTACGATTGGCGTATTGACGCATTGGTTGATTACGATTCATTGTTTAACTCAATTTTTGATAGTTTAGACTCAATTACTTCAATTCTTTCAAATAATTCGTTGAGTGCTTCAACTATATTTATATGAGCTTCCCGACCTGGTGGCCGGTACATTAATTCAACTTTCTGTTCCATTCAATACTTCACTGGGCAGTGGAATCTTTCCATAGAAAACCTTAGGCATAATTGCATCACGTGCAGCCTGTGGTCCATACTTAACCCACATACTCCTGAAGTCATCAACAATACCTTCAGAAATAGGCATATGTCGGATATTTTCAGGAGTTAGTAGAGTAACTTCTTCTTGTGCTTGCTTTGGAGACATCTCAAATTTGAAGACCTTGTCATTATATATGACTTTTAGTCAGATGTCAATCCTTATTAACCGAACGACTTTTTCTCTTTGGGTGTTAGTGGCGATCTTTGTGCTCCCCTTGCAGATTGTTTTGCTTTCACTTTAGGGTCATTAGATTGATGTCCATAACCGTGAAGTCCGGGATTTGATGAGGTAGTGTTGCGGAAGTCACCTCTCTGTTTTCGAGCAAGTCTCTGTCTTGCCTTAGGGTCAACATCTCTACGTCCAAAAGTTTCTTTGCTTGCTAAGGCAGTTGCTCTGTCTGCAGCTCCACCACCGTCAGTGTTAGCAGCAATCTTTTTACGGATAGATGTTTCATTATAACCACGTTTTGCCATTGCGGTGGCTTCATCAATTTGATTGACAACATCATTCAACCAACCCTCAGACATGTTCTTAAGAACAATCTCAGCAGATACCCAATTGTTAGCATAACCATTTTCAATTAGATATTCAATAATAGCATCTTCAATCGTTCCCTCTTCTTCCGTCTCTTCTACTAACTCATACTCCTCATTGAAGATTTCTTCCATCTCATCCATGGTGTAGTCAGAGAGGTCATAACCTTCAGAAACGAGTGACTCAATCCACTCATACATGGCTTTCTTTTTAGAACACTTCTTACAGTCACAGTCGGACCCACAAGCACCCTCTTTGACCTCTTCCTTACCCTTCTTACCCATGGCCTTTCCGATCGCCTTACGACGATTGTGGAGGTAGCTATCAGACTTATCTACATCGCCATCATTATCAATATCAGCGTCTTCTTTTCCAACTGGATCTAGTTTCTTGGCTTTCGCTTTCTCTTCAAAATATAGCTTCTCACGAAGATATAGCTCATCAATATCAGAAAAACGATTGTAGCTCCAGGGACCGGTGTTAGGGAGTGTCATTGTAACAGAAACTTTTATTTTTATTTATAGAAAAAGAAGACCCTGTCAAGGGCTTGACAAGAGTCCTCAATATTGATAGACTTGGAATGTAATGAACAGATGATTAATAGTAATTAATTAAGATGTAGGACCAATTGGGAAACAGAGACGGTCACGACCACGACCGTT